CGAACTCGAACGCATTGAGGCGCTCATTGAGCTCGCCTTCGGAAGCCTCCTTGACTTCGGCCGTCTTTTTGGTCTCGGCCGCAGCGTGCTTCTCGAGCACGGCTTTAAGGGCAGCAACGTCAACTGGCATGGGAAGTTCCTCCAAGAGATGGCCTACCAATCGTTGTCGTCCTTCAACCCGGTGCGCCAATCACAAGGTTCAGCGGGCGGACTGGAGCTCGAACTCAAGCTGCTGGACACGCTGCTGCCTGATGGACTTACGCTGCTCGAGGAGCTCGAAGACCCGCCACTCAAGGGTACGGTATAAATGATATCGGTTGTTGGAGCAAGACGCAACTCAGCCTGTACAACAATCGGAATGCCGCCCACCTCGGCTGCCTGGGCTATAGCCATGACCAGGAACCGCTCTCCTGAGTCCCGGCGCACGTAGATGTCCCTGGTATCCAGATAGGGGTAGGCCACAGCCCGGCCCTGGCGGACGATGTCATTACGCATACCAACGGTGCCGTCTCGTTCGAACTTGCGGCTCCAAGGCGCATCCAGGGTGATCCGGTAGTCAATGGCCTTGAAGTACCCACCTGTGAATCCGGTTCCGAAGCATTCTGGACACTGTGAGAACTGGACATCCTCGGTAATGTACTCTTTGCACTTGGTACATTTCTGGCCAAAGCGTCTGCGCTTGAGCAGCCAGCCCACCTGGGTCACGTTGGTGCGCTTGCGCTGCATCAGGTACTCTTTACGGATGATCTCCCTGGCCAGCAGCCAGTCCCGCTTGACCCACAGGCCATTGGCCTGCTGGGGCTGACTGACGTACCGCTTGCACTGGCCAGAGGCATCCAGGTCTTCGGGGGTGACCAGACGGACCCGGTAGTAGAAGTCGACCAGCTGGTCCCAGTGTCGCTGAATGAGGTCAAAGGTGACGCAGCTGTCAATGATGGGGGCCAGGTTGAGGGGTTGCCACTCATTGTGGGTGCCCGACCGGCCGAAGTCTACAAAGAAGTGAAGCGGGCCTTTGGCTGCGAAGCCGTCCTTTAGCCCCCAGCCTATCATAGTGCCGCCCAGGGGGTTGGTCACGACCTGGACGCGCTCGAATACGGCACAATTGAGCTTGGTGGGATCCGTGGGGTCATAGATCGCCGGCAGCTTGCCTATGGATACGAATGTCGGTCCACTCATGCGTCACTCTCGTCCTCGTCAGATGCGTCATTCCGACTAGCGTTACGCAAACTGTCTGCAGGCTTCTTCGGCAACTTGGGCAAACCGGGAGTACCCCGCCGCTTGGCATGCCGTACGGACTCCCGCATGTCGTTCAATCCGCGCAGCACGGTCTGCTCGGCCAGTTCGGTGGCCAGTACGGAAGTCAGGTCCGCGGTCTTGCCCAGCGCCTTGGAGACGGACGCCCGAGCTCGCGTGATATCAGGCTCGTCGTCTTCAGGCTCGGGCTCCGGGTTGAGCCTGTCACGGCGCAGCTGCTCGGCCTCATAACCCAGGATCGGCGCCAACGCGGTTGTGCCGAAAAGCGACCAAGCCAAGTACGGATTATTAACGAGTGCGTCCGGCAACAGTTTCTTCAGGTGGCGCTTGGATTGCGCGAAGAAGCTGCCGATATGCCGATGGGGTATGGGCATCGTCTACCTCGGTATCGCGTAACGGTAGCCGCCCAGGGAGCTGAAGCCGCCGTCGATGTTGATCTCGATCTTCTTGTTCTTCGCCCAGTCCTTCCATTCAGCTTTCATGTCCTGGCCGATCTTCATGTAGTCAGCCCACTTGGCCATGTCCTTTACACTCAAGCCCGCGGCCGAGTAGTCCAAGGAGTTACGATGCATCCAGATGGCTGCCATGACCAGCAGCTCGCCAATGGCCGCATTGACCCAGTGGTATCGGTACGGAAAGTTTGATGCGCTGAACTTGGCCACTGGGGGTGGAGTCTCGTTCCAGTAGTCGATGGGTCGACGTATAGCCCAAGCAACCTCTTCGTCATTGAACTCGACAGCATCGATAAGGAAGTTGGCCTCGGGGCAGACATCTCGCATGGCCATGCGCACTTCTGCGATGGTGATGGGGCCGATCTGACCGGCCAGTTCCAGATTCGGAGTAAGCTCGAACCAGAACGGCAATATGCGACGAACGGTGCCATGCTCATACACCGCGGCTTGCGCCACAAACACCCCAGGTCGACCAGTCTCGGTTGCCGTGAGCGGCAAGTAGACAATGCCGTTCTTGGCATCCTCGTCAGACAAGACTTTTGCCATGAGTTGAAACAAATACGGCGTCGTCTCGTACCGGTCCCTGGCGGTTATCTGCACGCCGTGCTTTGGCGCGTCGCTGCTGGAAGACGAAGAGGACGACAGGCTCGAACTGCTGCTGGAGTCGGGCTGTGGGCCTACAATCCCATATTTCGTGAGGTCGATCAGCTCGCCCGTGAGCGGGTCTATCAGCTGCAACAGCTTATCGCCTGCCGCGCACTGTCCCATGGACAGGGTCCACAGCCGATTAGGACATACGCCGACCTTGTCGAGGCAGTCATTGGCAAACGGCATGAATCTCGTCCTCCCTGACGTGCATTATATGCTCTTCATCCGCTTCTAGCCAGGGGTATCGAAACACTTCACTGGCGCCCTGCTTCTGCCGGCTACCGAACTGACAGGTTGTCTGTTGTCCCCGGAATGCGGCCCTGTCACCAGTTCCCGCTGCCTGCCAGGTACAGGCATGCATTCCAGTATGACAGGCCTGCCTGTGCAGCTCTCCGCGATCGACACGCCGCAAGGCGTAATGACGGTAAAGACCAGTCCGCCAAACGCCTCTTCGGACGGGATGCTGTCCGGCTCGATAACAACATTCACTCCCACTATGAATTCGGGAATGCCAAAGGCTTCTTCGGAGGCGATAGAGCCCGGATCCACCAGGAAAACCTGCACTGGCGTGCCAAACGACTCCGATGAGGCTATCGAAGCCGGATCCAGCGAAAGGTTCAAACTGGGCGTGCCAAATGATTCAGCCGACGCGATAGACGCCGGATCAATAAACGATTGCAGGCTGGGCGTGCCAAACGCCTCGGCGGAAGGTATGGAGGAAGGATCGAGCAGGAAGGCCTGCGTAGGCGTGCCAAACGCCTCGGCGGACGGTATAGAAGCCGGGTCTATGGTTTCGGCTGCGAACGCTTCGTAGACTATCCTGGACAAAGGTTGTCCCTCAGATGTTGACCAGGATGAAGCGGTCCCCGGCCGCTGGCGTGCCCGTGAAGGCTGAAGTCAGGGTAACGAACTTCGTAGTGCCGCTATAAGCGTTGATCTTTTTGAGTTGGCCCTTGAAAGACCCCGTGGTGAACAGCAGCAACACATCCTTCCAGTAGTCGTCCACAGCCTGTGTAAGATCGGTTTTGAAGGTCAAAGCCGTATTGCCTCCGTCCGACACGACTAACCCGGTTTGGTTGCCAGTGGTGCCTATCACACAGTCGTATTCGTCAGCTCCCGTTGCAGCCACTTTAACATGTATCCAGGCTCCGTTCATCTCGGGAGCGGTTAGATCGAGTTTGTACCGGCCAGTGGCGCCGATCTCGGACGGCAGGTTGGTTGTATTGGAAAACGAACCACCATCGACGCTGACTTGGACTTGACCGGCGGAAAACGACAAGCCCGTCTTCCGGTTAGGCCTGGAATTCGAATCGATCAGCGGAAAACTGATCGTTATGGTCGCTCCCTGTCTAACTGACATAGCTGGCCTCCGGGCGCGTGTAGGTCATCGAACTGCTAAGTATAAACTGCATTCTGATCGAGAAATAGGACAAAGACGAGGTTTCAATAACACCTTCTCTGCCTGCGACAATCGCAAAACCTTCTCCAGGATAGGCTTTGGGTCCACCTCCTTGTTTGCGCTTAAACGCACAGCCGTTAGAGGGATCACCAAACGTGGAGCTAAGCCCCGCATTCTGCCAGGGGAGTATCATAAAGCGCTGACGAAGCCTTCCATATGCCTGCTCCCTTGTTATATCGTTGGCCGCCGGGGCATAAGGCCACGTGTACGGAGCGCCCTGGCTTGTGCCCAGCAATCCGGCATAAAAAGGAGCGACGTAAGCCTTGATAGTCGAAGGCATTACGTTGCGAGTATCGTGCAGCATGGGAGCTATTTCGGAGCCGCCACGCAAAAAAGCGTCCGTTTTCAGGATGCGAAGAGTCGGCTGAGAATCCTCGCCGGCCGGCGGCAACCCCACCTTTGTAATCTGCAAAACGACTCCTGACCCGGATCCGTTGAAGACACCGAGCAACGGCTGGCCAAACGCGCCGGGAGACGCGCCCATGTCTGTTTCAAGCGTATACGATTTGCCGGTAGACAGCACTCGCACGTGGATCGAAAACCATACGCTGTGAGGCTGGGAAAACGAAGCCTGATAAAGCGCAAGTCCTTCTCCTTCGCGCAACACGATTGGCTCTATGATGCCTGTAGCGCTATGCACAAGCAATACGCCAGCGTTGCCCCCAGAACGGCCAGGGTAACGGCTATACAAGGTTGAAGCCATGCCTGACCGTGTCCTGTTGTATGTGGTGGTATCGCCTATTATACGCAGCAAGTCGCCGGCGCTTGGGTTGTTTGACGGATTCAGCCGGGCAATCACCTGCGCCGGCAGGGATGACGACGTTGAATCGTGCTTTTTGAATGGCAATACGGTCCCGCCGGATAGCGCAGCTATTCTGCGAAATTCCCAGGTGCCGACCGTCTGGCCGACGAGCGAGGCGAGACCGGAAGCCACGGACGTTTCAACCTCTGTCAGCTCAAGGACGCTGCGATTGGCGTAATCCTGGTTCACTACCGTCAGGTAGCCATCGTGAGGTAGCACAAGCGGCAGATTATCATTTGAAACGGTAAAGGCGAATGGCATGGCCATAAGCGTCCCTCTTACCTTCGTTACGAGGACGCATCGGTGAATTCGATCTCGAAATCGTTGCTGCCTACGGCGGACGCGCCGCTATGGAATATTTCAAGTCCTTCGCCCGCCCGGCAGACGACAGGCTCTATCGTGGTGTCGCCGTACCCGGCGTTCCAAACTTCGGCGAAAGGCACGAGCAATTCCCATTCGTCCATCGAGGAGCCCGAGACAGACGGTTCGTCGTTTGACCACAGGTAACGTCGAAATATGTCTGAACCGGTAACGGTCTGGCCCGTGCCTGCCGTTGTATTGGCGTCCAAAGCGCCAGAGGCTGTGTCGTGTTTGACGGGAGTCACGGCGGTTCCCGCCGAAGCCGCCGTAATGCGCCTGATCTGCATCGTAGTCAGCACGCCAGAGACAGCCGCCGTGCCGTTGTTGAATTGGTACGCCCGGTAGGCTCGTATGATTTGCGCGCTGCCGGCTCCGTTAAAGACGTTAAGCATGTCTTTCGCCGACGCGAAAGCCACACCGCCGGAAGTCGCTCTCCAGGTAGCCGCCATCTTCGCTCTCCTAGCAGTACGGCAATAAGGTCACGTTGTCATCTGCCAGCTTCAACGCTTGCGAGTTGTTATTCCACAGCAAAAAATCGTACACGGCCTGTGTCGCAGCCTGGCCTCCGGTTTCCGGGTCTTTATCCGTGTCCATGAGGTCAAAAACGTTGCCATACGCCTCGCCTGGCGTAAGGTCCCGGATGGCCCTCTGGTTTCCCAGTTCGTCTCGTACCAACTCGTATTTCCAGTTGGCTATTTCAGCAGGCGAACTAATGACGTAATCCACGCTCACGCGCCCCCAAAGCCGTTGACCGCGATATGCCTTGGCCGGCTATCCGGCGGCTTGGCTTGTAACACAACAATGTCGCCTTTGCCGTCTCCTCGCGCGCCGACGATCTTCTGGGTAATCTTGCCAGCCTTCAACAGGGCTATGGCGCCGCCCAGCTCGTCCTTCCTGTCTCCCGGAGGCAACGACCTCCATCTGTCCACTTGCCGCGGCAACGCCCACCGCATGACTCCTGGCAGCGCCGTTTCCGGCAAGTAGACCGGCACGTCGAGAATCCAACCCTCCTCTTTCAACCAGTGCAAGCGAAGGTGGCCGGGCATGACCTCGCTCCTACAGCTTGAAGATCTTGGTGGCTGCCCCGCTCCAACGAATTTCGACGTCTCCGCCGGACGGAGTGAATGGCAATCCGGTTGCCGTGTCTATGTAGGCGATCAGGGCTGACGTGGCTTCAGTGCCGGTGTCTTTGTAGAAGACAGCAGCCTCCACTGTGGCCCCGGTTACGGTGGAGTATGGCGTGTTATCGGCATCCGCGACACCGGCGGTGGAAGTTTTGCCGGTGATAGCCGCGCTCGTAGCAATTCGCGCTCCGGCGGGGATATCGTCCAGAAATTCGTCGTTTGCCAGGTCGGGCGTGTAAAGGGCGGTATCCACCAACACGACTTTGATCGTATCGGTCAACCAGGCAATACCGCCCTCCAAGAATTTCTGCCTGCCTTTGTCGTATAAGGCGTTCGCCATGAAGGCCCCCTAGACCAGCATGTATGCCAGGCCTCGTATGGCGCCGGTTACACCGACGAAGAGGAGGAGGAAGACGGCTCCGCGGCAGCCTCGACGGTGACCTGTCCGCCTTCCTCGGCCACCGTGAGCGAAGCCAGCTCGGTGCCGCGGCTGTAGCGTCCGCGTCCGCTGGCCAGCACGGTGCGCAGATCGCCCTCGACCGTAACGCTCTCGCTGTCGTCCAGAGTCCTGCCGTGAGGAGGCAGAAAGCCGAAGTACCGGGAAGACCCGGAAATGTTGGTGATCGTGGTTCGTGCCATCGAAGTAGCTCCTTACGCTGCGTGGCCTTCCAGAATGTGCAACGCGGGACCGCCGCCTGAAGAAGAAGAATCCGACGAAGATGAGGAGCCTGGGCCAAGCGAAGCCACCACGACTTTGTACCGTCCCGGCGGCACGTCCTTGACCGTCCAAAGCGCCGACCTGGTGAAATCCTTACTCTCCACGAAAACCCAATCCTCGGTCTCAGGCAGCAACAGGTCCGGCTCAGGGGTATCGGTACTGAGCTGCGCTTGCTCGATGGCAGCTTTCAACCACAGTTCCAACGTGGCAGTCGGAAAGTTGAACAGTATGACGGCCAGGTCCAGCTGGGCATTGCGGCCGTACATGTTGATGTCGCCCTGGCCAAGCCCCACGCTGATGTTGGGGCCGCCGCGAGTGTCGAGCTCAGGTATGCTGCTGGACTCGACGGAGCCGTCCACCGCGTCGATGTCTCGGCGGTAGATGGCCCTGGGGGTTACAAGGTCCCCCTGTTCTGCGGAACGCTTACCAGCCATACCAGCCCCTTAGGCGCTTTTCTTAGACAGCAGCGCCGCCACGGCCTCGCGCACGCGAGGGTTGGCGCCAAGGCTCGAGGCCTGCTTGACCTGGGTCGCGGTCTTGGCCTCTTTGGCCTCGACCTCGTGCAGGCCCAGCATGGTCTTGAGGGAGGCGTTGGCCTGCTTGACGACCGACTGGTTCTTGTTGGCCAGGGCCAACTTGACCAGGGCGGCTGTCTCCATGGCCTCATTCAAGGCAGCCTCGTCATTGATCGGAAGACCCAGCTCGGCGCACTTCTGCACGAAGGCCGGGACGTAAAGCTCGCGGAGCAACACCTGCTGCTCATTGCTCAGCTTGGTGTCGGCCATCGCGGCTTTGATGGGGTTGGCGGATGCGCTCATTTGGGTTCTTTGCCTCTTAAATGGTGGGCATGACAAAGAGAAAGAAGATCTGGTGTGACCGGATTACGCGCCGGTCACCCCGCGGGTGAAGAACAGCTTAGGTGAAGTCCACGCGCCCGACGGCCGCGACGTTGCCGATCGCGCTGCCCAAGCTCTCGTAGGCGAAGAACTCGAGCATGTAGGCGCGGCGGTCGATGTACATCGTGACGTCTTCGAGCACGAAGAACTTGCCCAGGAACTTGGGCTCGGCGAAGAGGAAGATGGAGCTGTCGGGCACCAGGTCGCGCTTGATCGTGATGATGAAGCGCACGCCCATGAGCTCGCGTTCCGCAAAGCCGGTCCGGAACATCTCCTGCGACATGTCTCCGCCGATTTCGTCTCGGCCGAACTTGACGATGTCCCAGATGGTCACGTTGTTGATGAGGACCGTGGCCACGTTGAGGTGCCGGGAGCTGCGGGGCAGGACCTTCATGGCTTCGGCCAGGGTGTCGCGGGTGACGCCGCCAGCGATGGTCACGTACTGGGCCACGCCGGTCTCGGGGATCACGACGTTGGCGCCCAGGAGCAGCGAGTTGAGGGTGGCGACCGCCTTGCCGTCTTCCTCAGCCAGCATGTCCTTGATGGCGTTGTCCGACAGGATCTGCCGGATGTCCATGTCGTAGGTCCGCAGCTCGTCGACGTCCTTGGTGAATTTCGGGGTGAGGATGCGGTCGAACATCACGCGGTAGCGAGGGCCGCGGATGTACCGGTTCATCGGCAGGGTCGCGAAGGGAACGCTGATAGCCGCCGGGGAGTTCGGTTCCTTGTCGATGACCTTGACGGGCTTGTCGGTATCGACCTGGCGATCGAGCTGGTCGTTGGTGATCTGGATGGGCGGCAGGATGCGGCGCCAGAACCCGTCCTCACGAATCCGGATGCGGG